GCCAATCACAGAAACAACCCCTTTTCCCTCTTGAAAAAGAGAGGAAGGGAAGATTTACTGATGATTGTTACATGGTCACTCCAAAATTAACTTACAAGTGTAAGCATTTGGACATGTCGGGCAGATCAAAATTGTCGCGTAAGTTGGTGAGTAGGAAAGTCTCTTATAGAGCACCTTCCACCGCTATGGCGAAATTGACTGACCCGTCGATCTCTCTTGTAGAGAAATACATGTCTTCAATGACTTCTTGTAATGATAATCAGGAGTCCAATGGTAGGACGCCTCCCCTCAGATGTAAATTGCAAAAGTCTGAGGTCTTGTTGCTCTCTCAATCCCTGTATCGTCTTATTGATCTGTTAAGAATCTTTGGATTCGAAACTGGTCAGTGGTTGGATACGGGGTTTTCATCTTCTTCTTCTCTTCTATTACCTACATTACAGCACTGGTGCTATTGTGCATCAGAATGTGGATGGTTACCGTTTTTGAAATATAAGACGGCTACATTCTTTTCTGCTGTAATGGGTTTTGACTTGCCAAGTAAGCCTTTCCAGACAATAGACAACCCCCTTCATTTAGTTGGAGGTTTGCCTGGAAGGTTTATTAAATTACTTTTGCGTAGTAACTATAAGGATTCTTTTTTACAAAGTATCCTTCTACTTAAGAAAGGTCTTCCCAGACCTACTCAGGTAGATCTTGTACGTTCCGTTTATGACACGTACAAAATTCTTACTACTGCTCAAATTCAACCGAACTATGAGGTCTTATCTCATGAAGATGCTCCGTCTCAAACTTTTTTGGTGAGAGAGGATATGTGTCATGAAATTGATAGGACCTGTCGTGAGATTTTTCAGGGGAAATTTATAACTTCTTCTGATATTCTCCGGCCTATCGCTCCGTCGTTTCACGCCAACTTTTTGTCTGGTCGTAAAAACGGTGGAACCTTTGGTCATTTAGTTCGTCTTGGTTTGTTGAAAGATGTCAAATCTACAGATATTGATATATCATTATCTGAAGAAATAGAAGATGAAGATATAACACGCACTGTTACTAATTATCCTGTACTTAAGGAAGAGCTTGATGCTGTTTATACGGATGTTTATTTTAAAAATCTCAGAATTGCTATGAAAGAGTCAGCTGATGCTGCACTCGTTCCTACACCTGAGGCTTTAAAGATTCGTACGATCAGTAAAGGACCGCCAAGTATGTATTTTGCCTTACAACCTATCCAGAAATTCCTACATGGAATTTTACGTGTTCATCCTGCCTTCTTCCTTATTGGAGGAGGGCAGGTAACGTCTGAATATCTCGTTAAGAGATTATTCGTTGGGCAGGTTGGGCCTTTATACACATTGAATGGTATGTCAGCTCTGTCTGTCGATTATAAATCGGCTACAGATCTGATTGATCCTTTTTACTCTGAATATTGCGTTAATCGCATATCAGCGTATATCAAGCTTCCCGAGTCTCTTCGTATACTTTTTGTAAAATCCCTCGTTGGACATATAATGTCCATTGATGGGGCCTCACTTTTTCCGCCTCATGGTCCGGAAATTGAAGAACTTTTGTCATGTGGTCTCTCTTTTGAAGAGGCTCTTGACTTTAACTCATTTGACTCCCAGAAATGGGGTCAGTTGATGGGATCTGTTACATCTTTTATAATATTGTGCATGTTAAATGCAACAGTATTACGGATGACAGCCGAACGTGATCAAAACAAGAGATTGTCTTTGATCAAATCCGGGATTACCGTCAACGGTGACGACGGACTGCTTGCAGTCGGTCCTAATGGGTTAAATCTTTGGAAAAAGATTTCTTCTTTTATCGGCTTAAGGCCTAGTGTAGGTAAAGTATACTTGAGTAAGACTTATTTCAATATCAACTCAGCTGGTTTTCTTATAGAAGACGGTAAGCTGAAGGCTATTCCCTATGTGAATATGGGTTTGGTTGTTGGTTTGAAAAGGTCCGGAGGAAATGTTTCCTCCCTCGATGAACAGGATGTTAGTATTGGTTCTCGGCACGCCGAACTAATTTATTCTGCTCCAGATGATAATCTCTTTCTATACCGTTGTAATTCGTTTTTTGCGAAATACAATCGGAAACTACTGAAGTCTTATAGACTCCCTTGGTATGTTCCTGAAAGGTTAGGTGGTTGGGGTTTGACTTCTTTGGTCAAGTCCAAACTACGAGATTCTGGTGTTTCAGATTATTGGTTCGGTCCCTCTGTTATAGATCTTAGGATTTGTGGTATTATCTCTAGCGATGTGAAACATCATGTTAGCAGTATTCCTACTGCTACTGATGTTTTAGCTCGCCGTGTCTGGGAATCTGTATTTCCCCATGGTCGACAATTACGTCGTTCTGACAAAGTTTTAAGTGATAACTTGTTGGATAGAGATGATGCTTTCAGAGGTTTTATGGATGTGAAGACTATATTCTGTCAACCTTCTTTGGTTATCAGACATACGGTAAGTACTTCTTTTTTGAAGGTCTTATCGTTCTGGAAGTTCCTTAAATTAACATTTGAGGAGCGGACAGATTATGGTTTTCTCATCGGTGATTGTGCTAAGTTGCAGTTGCGTGTTTTGAAGATGAATGAGAGAGTGTGGGGGCGTTTATTGAAATGGATTCCTGGTTCGACTAAAGTTAAGTCTTTGGGTGATCTGGAACACATCTCGGTACCTCTTCCGATGTTGATAGGTCGCGGTTTGAAGTTAGATAACGTGTTATCTGATTTTCATAAGCGACTTGTCAACAAAGAACAAGGTAATGTTGGAAT